TAATTGTTGTTGGATGGGTTTTACTACCGTATTTAAGAAGTGATTATAACTAACCAACAACTCATCTTTGTTACTTCCTAACCCACCATTATCACCATTCTTGATACCTAAAAGTAATCCTGAAGTGATACGGTTGGCCGTTAATATGTTTGAAACCGTCATCTCGTTTAATGTCCCGAATAACGTATCGTTTGTATTGTTGTCAATCTGAGTGATTTCAGGTTGTGATGCAGCATCCTCATTAAAAGAGACCATTAGTCTACCCGCATTATCACTACCAGAATATCTATCAGTTAAGTGTTTGAAAATACTATCTCTTTCCTCCGTTGAAGGAATACCACTATTTAAGTTAACCCATAAACTAGGGTGGAAACTATTTTGAATGTTTTTTAAGTGAAACCTTCCAATCTCAACTTCAGTGTTAATCGATGTAATACCAGCAACATAATCAGGTTGTGCGTAATAAAACGTATTTGGTGAATATGGTTTGTGATAGTATATTTGAGATGGCTCATCATTTAATGGATTGAAAGAAGGTATCTTTCTTGTTGGGTACTTTCTCAAGTTACTCCAATCTCCTGAGTAAAAGTAATCTTTTACGTAGTCTAACTCATCTGCCTTACCCACACGAAGTTTTGAAACATCTATATGGTAAAACTCACTTATCCCTAACTCCCTGTCTTGTTTCCATATGATATTAAGAGAGTAACATCCAAATAAGACCATATCTAATGCACATTTCTTAAAAACGTCGTAAACACTCTCCATTGGGTTTGCACTAATTAATCTTAAATCTTGGTCTTCATCGGTACTGAATAAACTATTACCGATTACCCCATCACGTTTACTCGAGATACACGAGTGGTGAGTAGGTGAGTAATTATAGTAATCAACCAAATGTTTCGGTGCCAGGTTATCTTCTCCAAAGTATACCCATTCCTTTTTGTTAACCACCTCTTCAAACTTCGGTAACTCCGCCCTTGAAAAGTTAATACTCTTAATTTCTGTATGTTGTTGTTTTTCTTTCATCAATTTTAAATATAAATGTTATGAATAATACACTACATTACTATTATTCTCATTATCACTAATATATGGAGTGAAGAATACAGGATTAACATCGTTGTAAACGTTAGCTCTTCCTTCTTCTAATTTCTGTCTCGCAATATTAGGGTTAAGTGTTTCAGTAGGCATCTCATAGATAGAGTAAAAATACTGACCAGTGTTATCAAATTTAACAAACCCATCAAATAAATCCTCGTTATTTGCAGTTGAGGTTATCTCATTAATTTCAAACTCATCATACCTATCATTCGTAAGTAATTGACGAGCATAAAACCTTACCTTGTTTTTGGTAATAATATGTTCGAATGAAAACAAATAAAATTTAGGTGTAGATGCACTCTGTGTTTGAGTACACGTAACAACTAACTTATTTATCTGTCCCTGTTTTATTAGTATCATATGTTCGTTTTAAGAGAGTTTTATATTCATCCTTACTATTAGCATGGATATCGGTATCTATGTTAACAGACGAGGTAAAAACAATAGCCTCATCGACTATTGTCTTACCCTCTGTATCTCTAACTTTATGGTGTCCGATTAAGTTACTCACCTTGTCCCGTTTTAGGTTGACCAGGGTAATCTAACCCTGAATGCATTTGTGATAGTGATAGTTGTGCCGATGGCTCACTCATATCTATCGTAGTCGTTTCAGTTACCACCATTTCAATAGTATCTATAACTACCATCTCACCACTATCGTTCTTCTGATATATTTTTCTTACGTTACTCATAATTAATTATTTTAATATTTTCTATTTATGCTGAATATTTAACTAACACCGCACATTTCGCAGATGTTACAGATAATCCACCTGTATATGTTGCAGGATATGCATCCACGGCCAATTGACTATTACTAAAACCATCGTAAAACGCTTCAAACTGAGTTGTTGTTACGTTTAAAGCTGATGCATCATCTATAACATAACCTAAAGACGCTCTATCGTTAGCCGTAACATTATTAACTTTAAATGAAGTGTCCCAACTTCCATTGTGTCCGATTGCTAAGTAATATAATCCTTCAGCAACGTCAGCATTTAAACCTGTAATTTCATGTAACCCAGTCGTAGTACTAGTGTCTACGTATCCTGCATTAACTACTAACTTACTTGGACCACCATAACCTGCTCTTTGATTAGATGAGGTTGCCCCTGCCGACCATACTGATAAGTTTACCGCATCAGACGTAGCAGATAAAGTACTGTGATTTACAATCGCAATACTTGATAAAGTACCTGCCGATAATCTAATAGGGAAGAATAATGTTGTATTATTGAAGAAGGTGAAGTTACCACCATTACCACTATCCCATTGTCCCCAAGTTAAAAATTGGTCAGTACGATGTTTATAACGAGTACCACCACCACCTCCACCTGAAGAAGGAAGGGTTACTGTAATGTTATTACCGTCTTGTGCATTTAAAGTTAAATCCTGACCACTTACTGACGCTCCTGTAATAGAACGATTATAACCTTGATACCAATTATTTGAGTTGTTATCAGAGTTATATGCATCCATCCTAATAGGTGAAAGACCATTATTACCCGTAAAGATATGTGATTGTCCTTGTACTTGATTGTAATATGTAACACCACCAAACCTGTTCTGAGCAATACTATAAGTTTTAAATAGATTTGTATCTACAAAAGAAAGTGTGGTATTACCACCAGCACCCATTGGAGATGCATTTACGTCAAACCCACTGTTCTGTATCGCCCATTGTGGAAATATACTAACTCCTTTGTATCCTGCGATACCATATTGATGTTGTAAGAATAATCCCGTCTGATTACCATCACCATCCGTCATATTCGTTTCCGTGGTCGCAATTGGACCATTGTTTTCTGTCTTTATTAACCCTAGATAAGAGTTTTGTATTGGTTGTCCTGTTAAACTTGCCATAATTTTTTATAATTTTTTATAATTTATATTGTATTCCAAGTATCTGTCGTACTATTCCAAAGTGTCGTTGTTTCGTTCCAAATAGCAGTTTCAGGTGGTGGAGGTGTTGGTGAGGTACTCTTTAATGGCATCATAACCGTTAATCTACCTTTCTTCATCCCACTCCATGGAAGTAACTTAGATTGGAAATCAAACTTCTCAGTTTTTTCCATCTCTTCCATCGCCTTAAATACTTCGTTCTTGTATGTTTTTCTTTTACCTAAAACACCCCAAGTAATTGTTTTTGCTTGTCCTAAATTGTTTAGTCTAATACTCATATTGATATTGGTTTTATTAAGTTAGAGGGGGCAAATATACCCCCTCCTTCCTTAAATATAAATTATGCCACTGTAATACCTGTTAAGGTAATAGTTGACAAATCACCGTCTAACTCATTAGATGGTGAAGGCTCAAAACCTGTTAATGTAATTTCATAACCGTTTCTCTCACCAAATGCAACTCCAGAAGCTGCCGTACCTGCTGATAACGTTAATCCGTTACTCTCACCCAATAAAAATTGGTTTCCATTATTATCCTCAATAACCACAAATAACTTTGGGCTTTGGGCTAATAATTTAATTTGGTTTCTTTTTTCTTGTTCAATCTTGTGAAAGACTAAAACTAAATCTGATTGGTAAAAAACCGTTCCTGCTGCGTCGTCCGCAGTAATTGCTTCAGTATAAGATGAAGTTTGTTTAACTAACTCGAAAGAATAAAAAGTACCAGTACCTGTAAGACTATCAATCTCACCTAATGTACCTGCATAAGTTATACCTGTAATATCATTACCTGTATCCCCTAAGATAAAAACTTTTTTAATCCCACCAGCATTGTCTCTACAACCTAACTGAAAGCCTGATGTAATATCACAACTCATATGTTCTTATTTTTAATTTTAAATTTATTTATTAAGGGGTGATACTTAAACCACCCCTTTAATTACTATGCTATACCGTTTGTAACGAATGCAGTTGGGAACGCAATTTGTGCTCCTACTTTCCAATTAGCTCTTACTCTAATCTCGTCATTATCTTCAGAATAGAATATTCTCATACTATCACTGTCTGACATTAAATCAGTACCGATAACCATATAACCTGCTGGTCCTAAAGTTAATTGGTTACTACCTGAAAGACCACCTGCTGGTGCAACAACGATGTTAGTTGCTGGGTGATAAGTAATCATTTCTTTACCAGCCTCCTCAGGAGAATAGTGAAAGTAATTAGCTGCTCTTAAACCTGCTACGTATTTTCTGTAGTTAGCGTTAGACATGAAAACAATATTGTCTTCTCTATCTAATACATCTTCCGATTGGAAAGAGATTAATAAATCAACTTGTTCTAATGCATTAGCAGTAGTTAAAGCTACTGAGCCCGTTGCAGTTACAACACCTGCAGTACTATCTGAAATTAAAGATTTGAAACCTTCGAAACAATCTCCTGCTCCTACTGAAGCTCCCCATACTTTATCCTCAATAAATTTAGAAATTTGAGATACTTTTAAATCACCAATTTGCTCTTCAAAAGGAATAGTCTCATTATATGAGCCAGCGTTTAATTGTTGTCCAACCCAGTAGTCGTTCAATGCTGACGGACATAATGCCTCGTTTACTTTATAATCACATACAGTGATATCTCTTTGTACAAAAGAAGTTGTTCCTGATGCTGACCATCCACAAGCTCCATCTTGTACACCTAAAGTACTATCCAATAGGTTTAATGATTGCGTACCTTTAATACCAGGTGCAACCTTTACGTATTCTGCCGTTTTACCTTTTAAAACTGCCTTTGCGATTAACTCACCACCAACTTCGTCAGTATAAGTAGTTAATCCATTTAAATCAAAAGAAAAATTATGTTTTTTCATCTTATTTGTTTTTAATTATTAATTTATTATTTAGACGAACGGATACTTCTTAGCATCGCAAGTTTGTCGTTTTTATGTGCTTTCACATCAGCCTTAAAAGCCCTGTTGTTATACACTTTTTCACCAGCTGGCTCATTTGAAAATTTACTAAACTTCGCTGATAAGTTTTCATTAGAAATTTTAAGAGTATCTATCTCTTTTTTTAACATCTCTAAAGCCTCAGTAAATGTTGAAACAACCTCTCCCATATCAATGGTAGCTTCTTCCTCTTTTACTTCTTCTTCTTCTTTTACTTCTTCCTCAACCTCTTTAATCTCCGAAATTTTACCTTCGATTACTACTACGATTTTACCATCAGTAGTTTCGTGTTCACCATCAGGTGCGATTGTACGTCCGTCCTCAGTGGTAACGAATAACTCTTGTCCAACTTCAAACTTATCTTCATCATTTGAAACTATTACACCATCTACTAGTGTTGCCTCAGCTAACTTAACTTCGTCGTCTGTCTTATTTTCCTTATCTTCTTCACTTGCTTCCACTTCAACCGTTTCATCTTTAACTATTTCTTCTTCTTCTTCTGCAACATCTGCGTATGAGATTTTTGAGATTTTACCCTCTTCGATAGATACTTTCGTACCATCGACAAACTCAAACTCCCCATCTGGAGCTGGTAAATTACCTTCAGGTGTTGATACATAAATTTCTTTATCTAACTCCATATCCCCTTCAATAACAAACTCAACACCATCAGCGTTTTTGTATGTAGAAAAATTAAAAGACGTTAAACCTAATACCGCTTTGATACGTTCTAGTGCTTGTTTACTTTTAATCATTATTTAATTGATTTAATTATTTGGTTTATTCGAGCTAATTGCTCATCCTCCTTGTTAAAAAAAAGGGTTTCAGTGAAGTAACCTTCAATACTGAAGCCTTTTAATTTTCTTTTCTTAATATTCTTCCAAACTTCATCGTTCTCTACCTTCATTGTTACCATCCATGTTCCTTTAGGATATTCGGCTCCAAACTCATTGGATTTATCTGATTTAGGGTTGGAGATAATCCAACTTTCAGTCACATAAACTCCTTTAAGATTTACAGGGGTATGTTCGATGTTTGTACTGTCAGTATATTTGTTCCTCATATACTTATTAGCGATTTGTTTAATTGTCTCCTCACTAAAGAATACATAATATGGCTCATTGGATATTCCAACTTGAGGTGCCCTTACTATAAATTTGTTTGGTATTGCTGCGGGACCAGTGATTAATCTTTGTTCCTCATCAATACTCATCTCAAGGAAAGATAACTCTTCAGTCTTCTCACTACTAAACCCACCAACTCTTGGTGAGGAGTGTTTACCACCCTCTTTAGTACTGTCAGTCCTTGTATCGTATAATTGTCCTTCTTGTGTCTCTACAACACCTCTACGGATATTACCTTTGTTTAATATTTTACCATCCTTACGATATGTAATCTTAACCCACTTGTGTACACAATTATATAAACCTCTCCACTTAAGGATATCGTATGTTTCATCAAACTCACTATTAGTACGACTACTACTCATTAACTGAATATCTTCGTATCTATATACCTTATTTGCGGACATCATCTTCTTACAGAAATTTCTCTGTGCAGGTGGTCCAACATACTTATAACGTGTTCTTTCACTAATATCATCTTGCATGGAAACCTCGTTTGGGTTTGAAGTGATACTAAACTCTTCTTTCATTGATTTAGCCTCTGATATCTTTACGATAATCCACCCGTCCTTTTCTAAATCATTTGGGTGTTCACCTAAAGTATCAATTAAATCAAAAACTACTTCTTGTTCTTCTTCAGTTGGATGTATACACTCTGAATGGTCCTCTTTCAACTCATCCTCAAGTACTTTTAGTATGTCTACATCATCTTGACTGAAATAAAAGAAATCCTCCTCAACGGCAGGTTTCTCGACAAGTGCGATTGCGTCAGCACCTGCCATTTCAATCTCTTCATCTATTGTTAACTCGACTATTCTCATATATCTTTGTGTTTAATAATATATTATGTTTGTATTATTCTTTATTTATAGGGTAGAACGAGACTGTGCTTGTCTATCCAATTGTTGTTGATTACTCACATCATTTGAAACTACAAATGCACGAACAGGTTGAACGTCAGTGATATCACTCGTTGCTTGTTGTGTGTTAAAGTTTAAATCAGGTTGTGTGTCTGCCGTTTGACCAACTACACCACCACCTCTAAATGGTATTGCAGTAGGAGGTGCTCCTCCACCACCTTTACCACCTGGGGTTTTAGTCGATATAATTTTCTTAACATTCGCAATACCACCAGCAACCGCTGCCGCTGCTGCTGCGATAGCTAAACCTGGACCAACGATTGGTACACCAACTACCGATTTGTATGCTGCTACCGCCGCTTGGTACGTATCGATTGTGGTCGAAGCAATTGCCGCTGCCTTACCAACTGCAGATTGTTCTCCTAACGCACTAGCGATACTACTTAAAGCTCCTTTAGCCGCATTTAGGTTATTATTTAACTCTATTTCTTTTATCTTCTGAGATGCCTTAGCTGATGCCTCTTTAACTTTTACTATGTCTCCCTCAGCTTTAGTTATAACTTGTTTCTTCTGTTCTTCAGTGGCTCCTAAATCCTCTAAATCAGTTAAATCCTTTTCTCTCTTAGTCTCAATTGCCAATATGTCCTTCTCCTCTTTGGTAAGCTCTTTAACGTCTAATATTTCTTTTATCTTAGCTTGTTTCTCAGCTTCCAACTCAGCTTCCAATCCATCATAAAACATTTTGATTAATAGTTTCTCCTCTTCAGTCGCCTTCAATATCCTTAATTGTTCCTCAGCAGTGTCTCTTGCGATTTGTAACTCAGCCTCTTGTTTTGAATATGCCCCCTCAATCTCACTTAGATTGTTTTGTTTAATCATATCGTTAATTGCCATTTTACGGGCCAACTCACCTTCATCAATCTCTCGTCCCTTTTGTCCTGCTTCCAACTTAATTACACTTGCTTCCTGTTCAGCAGTTATCCTTGCTGCGGTAGCGTTGGCTAACTCAGTCTCTAACGTTTCACGTGCCTCATAATTACTTTCTAACTTAATTTGTTGTTTAAGTAATTGTTCCGTTAGTGACGCCTCTTTAACTATATTATTAGCTCTCTCATTATTCAGTTTCTCAACCTGTTCTAATGCCGTTTTTCTTTCATCATAACTTCTTGTGGTATCATCAACGATTTTCCTTTGTTCCTCCAATTGTTTCTTAAGGACTGCATTTCTAACTACCAAGGCTTGTTGGGCGTCTCGTATTTTTCTTTCTAATCCTACGATATTATCACCTGCCTTAACCGCCTTTACAGTTTCATCGACTAATGTGGTAACCATGTCCGTTACCTTATCAGTAACATTCTCAACACCTAATACCACCTTACCAATTGCATCACCAGCAACTTTAGCTGCTTCACTAAACTCACCTGAAAATGCCAAACTAATTGCCTTACCCATCATTGGTAGTAACTCCAATAATCCCATAACACGATTAACAATGTTTTCCTTAATCGCATTACCTAAATCTAATAACGCCTGTTTTGGGTTTGAAAAGGCAGATACCATCTTCTCACCTAACTCCGCAAAATAACCAACGATGTTACCAACGACAATACCCATGGCCTCCATTGCCACTTTAATAACTCTTGTCCCTTTCTCCGTTTGAGTGAAGTATGATATCAATGAGCCAAGTGCAACCACTAATAATCCAATCCCCGTCGATGCCAATGCCACCTTGAAGAGTTTCAATCCCCCTGTTGCCTTACCACCTACGGCAGATGCAAATTGAAGTGCCTTACCTTTCATTGTTGAAAAGGTATCACCCACTCCTTTTAAGGATTGTCCTACAACACCAATAATCCCTGGTGTAGATGCCATACTATCTAAAAACCCTTCATTCGCAGTTTCAGCAACTCTTAACCCCTTTTCAGTTTTTTTAATTTCCTGTTGAAGTTTCTTATACTTATCACTCCCAATGGGTTGTTTCTCAAAATCCTCCTTTAGATTAACCAATCGTTTACTGTAGTCCTCAATACTCTTTAACTCCTTAGTTACCTCAGTACCGTCTATCTCAACTTTATATGTTATACTCTTAACCTCTGCCATACTTTCTATTTTATCTAAATATAATTTTTAGCCAACCTATACTTGTCTAAGAGTATCCTCTTAACACGATGTGGTAGTTTCTCATTCATAACTCTCTCACAATATTTTAAATACCCATCGAGTGTTATATGTTTGATAGTGATACCATCGATTATTGTTTCTGTAAATCCATCACAACGTTCACCGATAAAGATATCGATATGGTACTCATTTAGGTGGGTATCCCCCCTCGTATTTGAGAAACAATACACTGATGAGGTATTATGTATTGTAACG